GGTTCAGGTAAGACTTTTACTTGGAAGGGTAAAAGTTATACTACGAACTATAAAGAAGAGTCAGGGTCTAAAAAACCTGCTAAAGCTGAACTTACCTCTTCTTCAAAACCAAAGATTCGTCCCGAGTCAAAGTCTGAAATTACAGTTTCTGCACTTCCATCTAATGATCCATCAGTAAAGAAAATTGTAGCTAGAGCAGAAAAAGCTATCAATGCAGCTGAGAAAAGTGGTGAAACAGTTACTAGAGTTAAAAAGATTGTTGAAGATCTTAAGAACGAAAGAAAAGACGATCCTACAACTTTAATAGATAACCTACAAAGATGGTTAGGCAACTGGAAATCCACTGGTGGTATTTCTGGTAGAGCTAAAGGTGATCCTCGTAAAATGAATAAGGGCGGTATGGCTAAGAAAAAATCAGGCTATTCTAAAGGCGGCTCAGTAACTGACATGCGTAAAACAGGGTTGTTTAAATGAAGTTAGAGGGTGATAAAGTAGTAGGACATCGTGGTGATGTTCTTGCTGAAAAGATTCGTGGAGAATGGCATACTAAAGATCCTGCTGTTCTCGAATTTATTAACAGTAATAATAAGCCAGTTAAAAAAGCTCCCGATAAAAAGAAAGCTGAAGTGGTAGAAGAGTTAGCAATGGAACGTGCCCGTGATAAAGACGGTAGTTTTATTGCTGACGATCCTACTACAGAGGTTAATGAAGCTTGGGTAGTTAAAACAATTAAAAAAGCCGTTAAGGGTAAAAAATAATGTCACTAGTAAACCAGGGCAAGGCAGCACGTAAAAGATCTGTATGGGGTCATAATAATGGCACTGCTACAGAGGTTGTGTATACTTGCCCTGCTAACTGTATAGCTGAGGTTACATTTATACACATAGTTAATGGCGGTGGCAGTACAAACTCTGTAGATGTAGAATGGTACGTAGCAGCAGATAATTACACGTCTCACTTTCTGGCAGGTAAAAGTCTAGGTGCAAACGATTACATTACTTTTACAAACATTGACCTAGTACTGCAGCCTGGTGATAAGATACAAAATGTCCCTACTTCTGCTGGTCATATTGACACTATTATTACTGTAACAGAAACCTTTGTCCCAGTAGGGTAATAACAGGGTTGCATTATTGTCTATAGTATAGTATAACTATATGTGTAAAACTAGTTTCCGTAAGCTGCAAGTGCAGCATAATTATGGAGACACAAATGAAAAAATGGTTTATTAAACTAATTGAAGCACGGCAAAAAGAAGTTAATCGTAGAATTGCTATGAACCAACTCTACAGAATGACAGACAGAGAACTGAACGACATGGGTATTGGCCGTGCAGATATCCGAAGAGTCGTTACAGAAGTTTAACACACAGGAACACACACATGACACAATCAAACCCTTATCAGATTCGCACAGATGTTTTATCTATGGCAAAAGAAATGCTAGATAAAGCATATGATACACAGCTAGAAATTGCTAAAACAATGATGGAGCAATCCAAAAGTAATAGTGAACTAGCATTGGAAGCTTGGGAACGTTATATCCCAAAGATGTACACACCAGAAGAGTTGAAGAAGCAAGCGGAGAAACTATACGAGTTCGTTTCTAACAACAAATAAAGTGAGTTCTTTGGGAGGAGACTCATGGACCCAGTTACCATTATTGGGGGTGCCACAGTCGCCTTCAATGCCATTAAAAAAGGCATACAAGTAGGACGTGAGCTACAGGACATGACTGGTCAACTATCTCAGTGGGCCAGTGCCATGTCTGACTTAGGTCAAGTCGAAAAGAAAACAAACAACCCTCCTTGGTGGAAAACCCTGGGAGGGTCTGTAGAAGCAGAAGCACTTGCTGTTTGGAATGCAAAACGTCAAGCAGATGCTATGCGGGAAGAACTACGGCAGCATATTAGTTTTGTCTATGGGCCTGGAGCTTGGGAAGAACTAGTACGTACTGAAGCTAAGATAAGAAAACAGAAAAAGGATCAAGAGTACCGTAAAGCTGAGATAATAGAAGAGATTATAACTTGGATCGCAACAAGTGTATTACTTATCTTAGGTATAGGTGCTATTGGTTTTATATTTTATATGGTAGGATAATATGGCTAAAAACTTAACAGAGAAACAACAGAAATTTCTCGACGTGTTGTTTGAGGAAGCTGGTGGTAATCTAGTTAAAGCTAAGAAGCTTGCTGGGTATGCAGATGCTGTCACTTCAAGACAGGTTGCAGAACCTCTTGCAGAAGAGATTGCAGATCTTACTAAAAAGTTTATCTCTTCTTCTGCAACTAAAGCTGCATACTCAATGTTTGAGATTATGAATAATCCAACAGATCTAGGAAACAAAGAAAAAATGGCAGCTGCAAAAGATGTTCTAGATCGCAGTGGTTTTGTGAAGACAGAAAAAGTAGAAGTCTCTGCTACAAACCCACTGTTTATTCTGCCGCAGAAATCGGATGAAGACTAATAAAACTTGGCAATTACCCAAACCAGACTTTATAGATGGTAGTTATGTCTGGAAACCTGTAGTAAGATTAGGTAGTGTTGTACCATTTGGCTATAGACAAGACCCAGATGATTGTGATATACTACTACCAATACCAGAAGAACTAGAGTTATTTGAGTTAGCTAAAAAACATTTAAAAAGGTATAGCTATAGAGAAGTATCTGCTTGGCTAACAACTCAATCTGGTAGATACATCTCACATGTAGGTTTATATAATAGGGTGAAACTTGAGCAACGACGTAAGACACAAGCTGCAACTCAACGCTACCTCGCCAAACGTTACAAAGAAGCCCTTGAAAAGGCAGAAAGGCTCGAAGGTAGACTCCTCGGTCAAAAAGAGTACATCAGTACCAGCGCAACCGAAACCTGAAGAGTTAGACGTAGAGAAAGCAGTAAGAGAAGTAATATTCGAACCTAACCCTGGCCCCCAGACTAGGTTCTTAGCCGCAACTGAACAGGAGGTTCTTTATGGAGGTGCTGCTGGTGGAGGTAAGTCTTATGCAATGGTTGCCGACCCTGTACGTTACTTGGGGAACCCAAATGCGAGAATGCTTCTCGTTCGTCGTAGTACAGAAGAACTTCGTGAGCTTATTTCGGTAAGCAAACAACTTTATCCCAAGGCTATTCCTGGAATTAAATTTATGGAAAGGGATAAAACTTGGGTAGCTCCATCAGGTGCCACATTGTGGATGTCATACCTAGACAGAGAAGATGACGTTATGAGATACCAAGGTCAAGCTTTTAACTGGATTGGCTTTGACGAACTTACACAATGGCCTACACCCTACGCATGGAACTATATGAGATCACGTCTTCGTACCACTAAGGCTTCTGGTCTACCTCTTTACATGAGGGCTACCAGCAACCCAGGTGGACCTGGACATCAGTGGGTAAAAAGAACGTTCATTGATCCTCAAACTCCAGATAGGTCGTTTTATGCTACTGATGAAAACGGAGATGTGATTACTTGGCCGAAAGGTCACAGTCGGGAGGGTGAGCCTCTGTTCAAACGTAAGTTTATACCAGCCACCCTCTTTGACAATCCCTATCTTTCGGATGACGGACTTTATGAAGCTAACTTGTTATCCCTACCTGAGCACCAACGAAGACAGCTGCTTGAAGGTGACTGGGACATTAATGAAGGCGCAGCTTTCCCAGAGTTTAACCGAAACATTCATGTTGTTAACCCTTACGACATCCCAAATAACTGGATTCGTTTTAGGGCTTGTGACTATGGTTATGGTTCCTATACTGGAGTTCTTTGGTTCACAGTAGTTCCAGGATCTGAGCAGTTAGTAGTGTATAGAGAACTATATGTATCTAAAGTTACAGCCACTGACCTAGCCGATATAATATTGGGAATAGAAGCAGAGGCAGGAGAAAAAATACGGTATGGAGTTTTGGACTCTTCTTTGTGGCATAATCGTGGTGATACTGGTCCTTCACTCGCTGAACAAATGATTATGAAAGGCTGCAGATGGAGACCCTCAGATAGATCTAAAGGCTCTCGTGTAGCAGGTAAAAACGAAGTACACAGACGACTGCAAATTGATGAGTTTACAGAAGAACCCAGAATAGTATTTTTTAACAGTTGTGTAAATACAATATCACAAATACCAAGTTTACCTCTAGATAAAAATAATCCTGAAGATGTAGACACACATGCAGAAGATCACTTGTATGATGCTTTACGTTATGGTATTATGACCAGACCAAGAAGTAATTTATTTGATTTTGATCCTTTTGCCCAGCGCACTGGTTTTCAGGCATCAGATCCCACTTTTGGATATTAAGGAAAAAATATGGAAGAAGAATTTGAAGATATGGAAATGGATATGGAACAGGCTTCTGCTATCGAAGACGTAGCAAAAGATGACTATACAGATCCAATCGCAGGTCAAATTGTCCAATTTGTAAAAAATAAGTTTAATAAAGCAGAAACAGCACGTCAAACTGACGAGGAACGCTGGATTAAAGCTTATAGAAACTATAGAGGTACTTATGGGTCTGACATACAATTTACTTCAACAGAAAAGTCACGTATTTTTGTTAAAGTTACGAAAACTAAAACCTTGGCTGCTTACGGCCAAATTGCTGATGTTTTATTTGGTGGTAATAAATTTCCTTTAAGTATTGACCCTACAAAACTTCCAGATGGTGTAGAAGAAACTGTAAACTTTGAAACCAACGAAGAGATACGTAAAGCATCTGGCGATACTAAGCCAGACAAACTACTTCCTGGGGAAACTTATCCAGAGTTTAAAGAACGTCTAGCAGGTCTTGCAGGTAAATTAGAACCTGTACTAGATCAGGTAAAACCTGGACCCAGTGGTAGCCCATCTGCTGTGCAAATGCATCCTGCAGAAGTTGCTGCTAAAAAGATGGAAAAGAAAATTCATGACCAGCTAGAGGAGTCTCACGCAAAGAAACATCTTCGTGCGGCTGCTTTTGAATGTGCATTGTTTGGCACAGGTATTATGAAAGGTCCATTTGCGGTAGATAAAGAGTATCCAAACTGGAATGAGGATGGTGAGTATACGCCACTATTTAAAACAATTCCACAAACTACTTCCGTATCTATCTGGAACTTTTATCCAGACCCAGACGCATCTACAATGGAAGAGGCAGAGTACATAGTTGAGCGGCACAAAATGTCTCGTTCACAAGTACGAGCACTTAAAAAACGTCCTTACTTCCGCCCCAATGCTATTGATAACGCATTAAAGATTGGTGAAAACTACCGCAAAGAGTGGTGGGAACAGGTCATGGAAGATAACTCCGAAGAAGAGGATAAAGCAGAACGCTTTGAAGTCTTAGAGTTTTGGGGTTTTGTTGATAGAGAAATTATTGAAGATCAGGGAGTAGACATTCCCTCAGAACTAAAAAATGCAGATCAGTTGAGTGTAAATATTTGGATTGCAAATAGCCAAGTATTACGTCTAGTAATGAATCCGTTCACACCAGCTTACATCCCTTACTTTGCTGCACCGTATGAAATGAATCCATACAGTATTTTTGGCGTTGGTATTGCTGAGAACATGGATGACACTCAAACACTTATGAATGGCTTTATGCGTATGGCAGTAGATAACGCTGCCCTATCTGGTAATTTACTTATTGAAGTAGACGAGACTAACCTCGTCCCAGGGCAAGACCTCTCCGTGTATCCAGGCAAAGTGTTTAGAAGACAGGGAGGGGCACCTGGTCAAGCTATCTTTGGCACCAAGTTTCCTAACGTATCTAATGAAAACATGCAAATGTTTGATAAGGCAAGAGTGCTGGCAGATGAATCTACAGGCTTTCCTTCGTTTGCCCACGGACAGACTGGGGTTAGCGGTGTCGGTCGTACTGCTTCTGGTATTTCTATGCTTATGTCTGCTGCGAATGGCTCTATTCGTAACGTAGTCAAGAATATCGATGATTACTTACTAGCACCACTAGGCAAAGCTTTCTTTAACTTTAACATGCAGTTTGACTTTGACAAAGAGATCAAAGGTGACTTGGAAGTTAAAGCTCGTGGTACGGAAAGCTTAATGGCTAATGAAGTACGTAGCCAACGCTTAATGCAGTTCTTACAAGTTGTACAAAATCCAGCACTAGCACCATTTGCTCGTATGGATTATATCGTTCGTGAGATTGCTAAGTCTATGGATCTTGATCCAGATAAAGTTGGCAACAACATGGCGGAAGCAGCAGTGCAAGCTGAGATCTTGAAACAGTTCCAAGCAGCTAATCCGCCAGAACCACAACCAGGTGTTCCTGCACCTCAACAGCCAGGAGGTCCACAGGGCGCTCCAGCGGGCGTACAAGTGCAGGATACGCAAGGTAGCGGGGGTGGTACTATAGGAACTGGTACAGCGCCTCAGCCAGGAGAACAGGGCTTCTCAGCTAATACTGGCCCACAACAGGTACAATGAAACTCGTCGTGAATAATACACTTAAACCTTTTGTAAACAATCCAGAACTGTACAATCCGTTTCTGGAAGAGATACTAACCCGAATTGACAAAGTACATAAACGCCTTGAGCAGATTACAGATGTAGAAGAACTGTATCGTGCTCAGGGTGAAATACGTGTGCTTAGATCCTTATTATTACTTAGGGAACATATTAATGGTTGAATCATCACCAAAGCCACAACCTCGACCACTTTTTAACGGTATGAACTACGATCAGTATATGGAGTATATTGCTGATGAGATTAAGGACAATCCCATTGCACAGCTAGGTGTTGATCCTAATATTATGAGTATAACTGCTCGACCACAAGGGCCACTTTCTGAAGATTTTAAAAATTATTTGGGTGGACTTGGTTCTCCTACAATGAATGCTTCTTACACCTACTTCGATGAAAATGAAGACTCTGTTGAGATTGGTGAGGATTTAAAAGAAGGTAAACCTGTACAAGCTCACGAGTTTACTCATCGTGGGTTTAGATTACTGAAAAATTATTATGATGAAGATCCTGAATTTTTTGTGAATAAGTATGGTCAATCTGCAGCTAATATTGTAAAAGATATTGGTACACGAGAAGCACATAGACGGAATGAGTTTGATACAGAAATGTATGATAACCGTGAGGCAGTTTTTGAAACATCTTTTGGACCAATGAGATATGGTGAACATACGGAAGGTGATACAGCAACTATAGATAAGTTTCAGAAGTATAGATCTTTATTAGGACCAAGGGTTGAAAAAGCTCAGACTAATAAGCTAGATAGATCTTTGTTTGATGCATTTCAACAGTTAGAACGTGCAGCTGGCGACATGATGAATAAACGTAAAGGTTATGACCAAGGTGGTCTTGCAGAGCAAATGGACTCAATGCTACCTGCAGCAGATAACGACACTCGTTCTACGGAAGAGTATCTTAAAGATACTAAGCCAATGGACATTAGTAATGTTCCATTCTTTGAAAGACCTATGGATGCTAGTAAGAATGATAAACCTACAGGAAACATGGACGAAACTGGTGCTATTGAATATAGAACAGCTTTAGGTAATACTTACTTTGTAAGGCGTAACCCAGATCAGAGAACAACTAGAACTAAGATACAGGAAGATGTACTACCTGTAGTAAAAGACTGGATAAAAAATCCTCAAGCACCTAGTGTAGAACAAGCAGTAGAGATGGGTAAGGCTATTTCTAAGTCTGCTTGGGAACTGTTAAGTATCCCTGGAGATTTAGCTACTGGAAAAAAAACTGCATCAGATGTTACTATGCAGGATGTATACGATATGACTGGTACAATGACATTGGGATCTGCACCTTTTAAGGTTCCTGAAAATGCTTTAAGAACTTTTGGTGGTAAAGGTGCTAGAGATTTAGATGTGGGTGCTTTTGCACAAGCTCGTGAGTTGATGAAAGACGGTGTTCAAAGAGTTAACCCAAATAATCCAGAGCAGTTTTATGATTTAAATAAAAAAGTTTGGAAAGAGACTGGTTGGTATATTGATCCTAAAGATAATCAATGGCGCTTTGAAATTGATGATTCTAAATCAAAAGTTACTTTAGACAACCTTCCAATTACTTATAAAGAATTAGAAGATTCTGGTGGAGAATTTAATCTACCAGATTTATTTAAACATGATGAAATTTATAAACAATATCCACACTTAAAAAATATAACAGTTAGATTTTATAACCCTAAAATAGCTAAAAATTCTACTGAAATGCGTGATAATGTAGCTGGGTATATGAGTAATGATGGTTCAGGTATTTTAGCTATAAATACTGCAGGTATTGATGCTAATACAATTATAACAGACGAAATTAGAGACACTATTTTACATGAAATTCAACACTCAATTCAACGGTATGAAGGTTTTACTCCAGGTTCAAATGAAAACTATATAGATCCAGGTGTTTTAACCAAGGGTGAACAAAAAGTCTTAGATAAAATTAAAGATCTTTCCTTTGATAATTCAGGTATAAAAATAAATAATGCACAACTAAAAGTAGCTTCTTTAGAGAACTGGTTTCCTGCAAATTTAGCTAAAGATTATGCTTCGTCAGGCTATACAACTAATGAAATAACTAAAGATTTACTTGATAGGCGATCAAATTACGTTAGCGAACTTATGAAAGATTACCCTAATGGAATACCACCTGAATTAGGGGAAAAAGTTCTAGCTAATATAGACAAATTAAAAGATAACATTTTTAAACAAGCTCAGTATGAGTTAGGTTTACCTAAACTTGCAACTGAATTTTATCGGGGTGCAGGTGGAGAAATAGAATCCAGACTTGTAGAATTTAGTAAAGATATGACTGATTGGCAGAGAAAAAATGATCCTCCTGGAGGATCTAAAGTTTTCAATGAAAAATCTGGAAATTACGAAGGGCTGCAAGGGTTTCCTTTAGACAGGGAAAATCAGTTATTAGAAAAAGAACGTAGACTTCATGCTACTGGATTTAGGGGTAAAGAGGGTGTAGATCCAACACAACTTGCACGTAGATCTTTTAATCCAGAAGCTGTAGGATCTACAGATGTTTATTTAGATATAAATCGTAGTGATTTTAGAAGGCCTAGAGATTCTTCTGGAAAACCTGAAGTAGATAAAAAGGGCAAACCTAAGAAACCTTTAATAACAGAAAAATTAAATAAAATTTTTAAAGGTGAAGATAAACTTCTATCTATTATAAATTCTAAACCTGGAAGTTCTTTCAACTTAAACGGTCAGAATTACACTTTTAATAGTGTAGATACTAAGTTAGTAAATAGAAATGAATTGGAAGGCGATAGAGGTTACTTTTTATTACGTCCCACACCTGATCTCGGCAGCTCTGTGTTTGTTCCAGTAATTGAAGCTAGAAATAGTTTAGGTAATCGTGTTGAAATATCTATAGCAAATTTTGTAGAGGATATTGGAAAATATGCTGGTAAAAATGTTGATAAACAGACAACAAGTATATTTGGCAG